TCGTGGTGCCATTCTGCAGCTTGTGGTGTATCGGCGAACTCATCAAAGCACGGTGCACCCAGAGTGTAATGCAGCAGTTTTGCGTCAGGATTTTCGCCATACTCGTCCGGCAACCAGTTCCATTCAATTGGTAATTCACCAATGCGATTGTCGTCGCACCATGAAAAGCGATGCAGTTCAGCACCTGTTGCTTTCATAACATGTTCAGGGGTCAAAATACGATTAGGAAAACTGTTGCAGTTCCATAAGATAACACTTGACCAGTTCTTGCGTGGGTAGTCCTCGTTTTTGCTGCCCAGATACTTGATTGGCATCTTGGTCTTGTAGTCATGTTTGACCACCTGAACATCTTTAGTAAGATCACGCATGTCCCAGAGCTTGGAAATGTCATCACGCAGTATCATGTCTCCGTCGATGAATATTGCATGCCCACTCCACTGCATCATGTAAGGCACAAGGAATCGAGTGTATATAAAATGATTACTACCGTCAGTATGTGTTTCAGTGTAGTCTTTGAACAGGTTCAAAGCCACAGGAATAATCTGCACAGACTGGCTTGCCTGTCTAATTATTGAGTTAGCACAGGCATGAAATGCAATGGCTTCTCTTGGGTCGTAGCCTATAAAAACTGGTATCATTGTCTTTCGATGTCCTCTTCTTCGCACTGCTCTCCGTATTGTATTTCAACAATTTTACAAGGAGCATCAAACGGATTAGTTAGCTGATGCCATTCAGTCTTGGGTATTCTAAATTCTTGATGCGGCATTAAGTGTGCAGGAGGTAATGCATAACCAGTGGGCATAACGGAGTTAACAATACACTGGCCTTCGCTGACAATCCAGTACTCAGCACGATGCTGATGCCGTTGCATACTTAAACTGCAGCCGGGATTAACTGTGAGTTCTTTTACTTTCATACCAGCAACTTCGTGCAGCACACGGTAGTAACCCCACTGTCGTGGAGTTTTGGGTGCTTTCCATTCTTGTAGAATCCATGAACTAGAATTTCGTTTGTCTTCGCCACCTACACCAAAGGCAAACTCTAAGTTATTATCCACGATGTCCATTTCTGGAATGTTAACTGCAGTCCGGTCGCCGCCGTTGGCAAACACAATATCAGCATCAGGATGCCTGCTACGTACTACACGGATAGCATCCGAACTAGAGCCGTCATCGTCGTTATAGACCACAACTTCATCCACCATGTTGAGATTGCCCACCAAAGCCAGACGTTCATGCAACGGCATAAATGGCCGACCTTTTTTACGAGTCAGCCACGCATCAGAATTGAGTCCCACAATAAGTCTATCGCCTAAGGCACGAGCTGATTTGAAGTAGGCCAGATGACCAGAATGAACAGGGTCATATCCTCCAGTACAGAGTACAATTTTCATATTTGTTCCATCTTAAAGAGTTAGATCTTCCATCCCTGCTGTTCGGAGTCTAATAATGTGTCCAGCCATCCACTGTTTGCTGTCCAGTCCTTTTAGGATGCCTAGCCATTTGTTACGCAACAGTGCAACTTCGTTGATGAGAGTTTCAAAGTCAATAACTTCGTCTTCGCCATCCACGTACTTTTCTGCATCTCTGCTAGTGAGTGCACGGGCATATCCTTCAAGATACTTCTGAAAGTGCTTGCGACGAATCTTGCGCAGTTGTATGTTGAGAAAGTTCAACACAGCTTCAATTTCTTGAAGCTGGTTGAATCTCTGCTCAGTGATACCAGGTAACTCTTTAATTCTGTGTTCAACCACGCCGCCTATTTTGCAATCTTTTTTGGCAAGATCTAACTCGTGCTCGTAGTGAGCAATAAAGTTAGGAAGGTCTCCTAAATTAGCAACTACCCGATTGTACCACATTAGTTTTCCCAGCGTTCGTCTTCGTCTTCGTCAGTGTCAGACTCTTCTTCTTCTTCAGGTTCTTCGTCAGCAATTTGACCAGCATATACTGCCAGTGCTTGTTTGATATCTGCATCGCCTTTGAAAGCGTTACGGATGTCATCTGCACTGTAGTCGTTGTCAATCAACACTGCTACCACAGTCTCTGCTGCTTCTTCTCTGTCTACAGTGTTAACAAAACGCCGTAGTTCTCCCCAAATTTCACTTGCTACATTAGCTGACATTTTTATTCCTCTTCTGTTAAATCTAGTGCATGGTCTGCAGCAGTTTCGGCAATTGCTGCTGCTAGTTCAATAACTGCATCTTTTGCTGCTGCTTGATTAGCAAATTCTGCCATCAGCTTGTCCAGGCAACCGTCAGTGTTTGCTTCCCACTTCTTGCGGAACTGTTTAATGATTTCGCCGTCGCTTGTAGTAAACACCAGGCTGTTGCCTTCTTTCTTGAGAATTTGTTTTCTCTCTGCAAGATCAACCAAGCCGCTGTGCGGGCTCATACCGGTTGAGTAAGGAATCTTAACTTGCATACCTTCAAAAGGTTTAGCATAACGTGTTTTCATTACTTTACAACCTGCACGGATACCCATAACATCAGTAATCTTGTTGCCGTCCTCGTCTTCTTTCAGTTTCATTTTCTTCATTGCAACAACAATACTTGATGCATATATAAAACCTTGCCCACCGGAGATCTTGTCATCCGGATCAAACATGTCTTGACTAGCGTATGTATGATTGGTAGCAACCAAGCCCACATTATGATTGCCAAACATATTAACAGAGTTACGAACAAGCGAAGTCAGTGCCTTGGGTTTACGACCCATGTCACCTTTCATGTCACCAGCTTGGAATTGATTAACGTCAGTTGGTGTCAGCAACATACCCAATGAGTCAATAACCCACAGTACCTTCATGCGGTCTTCTTCAGGCAATGCTTTGTAGTCAATCATAAACGTTGAGATTGCTTTTGCAACGTCGTCGATCATGCTCATGTTGAGTTTGAGCAACTTTGCAGGACCAGTATCGACCCCAAGAGCATGCAGCCATGCTTCGTCCAGTGCATTTTCTGTGTCAACAAGAATAACAAAGATGCCTTGATCTTGTGCATTCTTTACAATGTTACCTGAACAGATATAACTCTTGCCTGCTCCTGATTCACCAGCAAATACTGTGACCTTACCAAGCGGAATACCTTTGTTAAAGTCTCCACTGATAAGATAGTTTAATGCATAGTTACCTGTGCTGATCCAGTCTGTTGGGTCGTTAAAACCAATAGACAGACCCTCGATTGATTTTGTAATATCCTTGCGGAATTTTGATATGTCAAATGGCTTGGCCATGCTTGTTTTCCTTTATTTAAATTTATCTAATATGCATCCGCACAACAGAACATGTTCTTCTGTAGTAGGGTGCTGGGTGTGCCCAAGATACTGATCAATGAATTTATTGTCAAATTTAAACCACGAATCGTATTCTACAGTTTTTAATAGTTGACAAAATTCTTCTTTAATATAATCCAATCCATGCATCTGCTCCATTGGGTCCTGAATTGCAGATATTGCATACTCTATATTATGCATTTTACAGTAATTTATTAATATTGTCAATGCCCTGAAGTGTTCTTTGGCAATAACAAAAAATCCCTTATGCTTATACATGAAATCAAAAATTTTAGAATATTCGGTATCCCTATTGTAATGCATACCGCCACTTGTTATCCATTTTCTACTAGCCCGAGTTACTATTGTTTGTTGTTGTTCATCTGCAAACAATAGATCCGTCATAGAATTAGCAATATATGTTTCCTCGTCAATTTCTATATCCATTCTCCATAATGTTGGCAAAATGATAATTACCCTTTGCACTGTTAACTTCTGAATATAATACATCGCTTCGGTGCATATACCTTTAATTCCCATACCTGCTTTGGCCACAATATATGACGGATGTGTCTTGGCATATTCCACACTCCAGGGTATGGCTTCCTGCCAAATTGGGTCAGTAAAGCTACACCCCACCAGTAAATGCGGAATGTTACTATTAAAATTAATCTTCATATTTTTTCAAACATGTTAGATAATCTTCACTAAAATAATGATTGTGATTATACTCAATGGTTTCTTGCTCTAATAGATACAAATCTCGCCAATCGTCAGTTGATAACATGCTAAATTTTGAAATCATTGACATTAGTTCTATTAACCGTTCCACAGGATTTGCTATGCTGTCAAATTTATAATCGAACAACTTGCGATACATTTTAAATCCATAGTATTTTTCTATGTGAGTATGCCAGCCTGGCTGCGCATAGCTTAAAAACAGTCCCCTAGTAACAATACTGTACAAAAACTTTTCAGTAACAAATGGCACATAACTAGTAGCCATAGTTTCGCTAACAATATGTAAGAAACTTTGTGTTAACTTTTGTTCAAGGTTGTAAATGTTTTTTTTATGATCGAATCTCACATGCCCAAAAGAAAACAATGTGTTTAGAAATTCTGTATCCTGGGAGAAAAATTTGTCGTAAAAGTCCGAATCGGATCCGACATAATCATTGATATGCCCGGAAAGTACTCCAGTAGTAAACCGCATATTTTTACTGCAAACTTTGGGATTAAAATAATTAAATTTATGCAGTGCAGCCACTAATAATTTTCTACTCACATGTTCCGAACCATTGAAACTACAAATAAAATTGTTAAAATCATTACGGGGGTGTATGTTGTATTTTGCAAAATGCTTTAGATTGATATTATTCTGCAAGTCTGCTGAGAACGAAATGTCCAGTGTTGGATAATTGTGCTTAAAGTCGGATGTTATATACTGTGTATAAATTTTTTTTACATAATTTTTTGCAGTTAACGTATCCAATAACACGCAGGTTAGGTCGATGTTAAACCCCCACATATGATCAATAATAGACAAACTACTCGTTAAACTAATATCGAGTTGATTGTCGTTTAACTTTGAATATTCATTGCTAACTAACTTCATTGTATCATAGGTATTATATAATTATCTGCGTACCACTTGTGAGCGTCGGAATCTGGGTAATGTGGATTGAAGAATTCAAATTGATTTTTTGCTGACAAGTCAATAAAGCCGTTACTAGCAGAATCATCAACAAATCGACTAAGATCGATTTGATTATATAATCGATAATTAAAATCACTAATACCATCATCGTGATATTGTATTAACTTTGTTAATGGGTAGCTGTTGCACATAACGTAATTTGCGCCAATCTTATCAAAGTAACTTTGAATTGCTACAATTGTGGACCACGCCTGATTAACATGGGAAGTTTGATTATAAAAATACTTATAATACTTATTTTTGTAACCTCTTGGAACTGCACCGTTGATATACCAACCGTGTGTTCTATTATAACCACCATCGTAGTCAACAAATGCTGGCTCAATGCCATTAAGCCAACTGGCTTGATCAATATCTTGTTGCAAATGCGGTGTGGAAGAATTCACGTATAAATCAAACCGATCGGCTGACGGCCACATAATTATATTTAAAGTATTGTCACCGGGTATTGTATTTGACAATACTTTTTGCATGATATATGTATAGCCGGCGCCGCGCTCTGCATAATTTTCCAACGGAATTTTAAGTAGTTTGCCAATATAATCTGCCCACGTATCTAGATAGTTGTCTTTTGTCAGGCTACAGCCGTAAACAACCAATTTTTGATACGCGGGCATAATTAATTACTTCTGTTGACGTGAGCGAATCATGGCTAATATGTCCTGTGCATTTTGCGCAGGCGCTGCTGTTGCAACTGGTGCTGCTACCATTGGTGCTGCAGCAGCTTCTGCTGCATCTTCTTCCCAGGCAGTTGTTGCTGTTGGAGCAGGCGTTGCTTTTGCAACTGGGGCAGGTGCTGCAGTAGTTGCGTCTGTGCTACCAGCTGGTGCACCAACACCTGCAGGACGGAAGTATTGACCCCAACGCTCTGTGTCGTATGGCTGACCATCAACAGATGCTTCAAACATCTCTTTGATCACACGCAGTTCAACTTCGCCTGGACGCTTGGGCAAGAATGTGCTCAGGTCAAACAAACTATGTGCATCAACTGCAGCTTGCTCAACTTCTGTCAATGCAGACTCTTTACGTGCCCACTTTGAAGTGTTGTAGTCAGCATATCCGCCTTTGCTAGTTTTTGCAACTCGGAAGTCCAGGCCACGCAAGTAGTCAGTTGGCAATTCTTCCAACTCTGGATCCATCAATGCACCTTTGATCAGGGTAAACAACTGCGGGCCGATAATAAACTTACGGATTGGATTCTCTGGAGTCTTGTCGTCGCCAATAGGATTCTCACGCACAAAACCTTGCATGATGTAGCTGCGTTTTTTCCAGTACTTCCGACCCATGTCTTCTAGG